TGCCAAAAAACCAAATATCTTGGCAGACATACATCAAACAGAAGAAGCATTAAAATTACTTGATGAAGGCATGGGTGAAAATAATGCATACAAACACTACTGTTTAGGCAATCACGAAATGCGATTATACAAATATGAAAATGAACACAAAGAAGTTGTTGGTGCTTTTTCACAGCAATACGAAACATTATTTCGTAGAAGAGGTTGGGGTATATCAGATTATGGCGATTTTTATTTTATTAAAGGTGTTGCATTTGTACATGTACCTCTAAATGAAATGGGTCGTGAAATTGGCGGAAAAATGGCAGAAGCAAGTCAAGTTTCTAATTCTGCAACACATGACATTGTTTATGGGCATTCACATAGGGAAAGATCATGGAGGGCATCAAAATTAGGTAGAGGAAATTATGTAAAGATAGTAAATGTAGGAACTTGTATGGAATATGGGCATTTAGAAGATTATGCAAAGAATAATGCCAATGGTTGGTCGTATGGAATTTCACAACTTTTATTGGCTGATGGCCATATTCAAGGACATAATTTTATTTCAATGTTAGAATTAAAGGAAAAATATGGTAACGAAAGACAAACTAGTACAAAGAGTGATGGACAAGATGATTATACGAGCCAATAATGGTATAATAAAATATGGTAATACTATGGAAAGTGCAAAAAAAACAAAAAAAGAATGGCTTGAAGAAGCACAACAAGAATGTTTAGATCAAGCAATTTATTTACAAAAATGTATTGAGGAAGAAAAATGAATATTGGAAAAATTAAAGAAGAAATAAAAGAAGAAGAAGGCTATCGTAATTCAATGTATCGCGATCATCTTGGTTTCAGTACTATCGGATACGGACATCTTGTTTTACCAACTGATAAATTCAAAGAGGGTGTAAAGTATTCACAAAAAGAACTTGAAAAAGTTTTTGATTACGATTTTGCTATTGCAAAGCAAGACGCAGAAAGTTTAACAAAAGATTTAGATGTACCAGAAGAGGTAACTGAAATATTACTGCACATGTGCTTTCAACTTGGCAAGCCAAAAGTCATGAAATTTAAAAAAATGTTTGCTGCATTACAGAAAAAAGATTTTGTAACAGCAGGATTTGAAATGGAAGATTCGTTATGGTGCAAGAAACACACACCGGCAAGGGCGTTGAGGTTGTCGGAAAAGATGAAAAAGTTGACTTAAGAAAGCATAAGAAAAGAATTACGACCTTTGAAGAAAAGACGTATATCAATGAAATGCGTAAAAAATATCAAGATGACGACTTGCGTACAAAAATGTTAAGAATTAGTAAAAAATTAAAAGAAGAAGGGAAAATATATGGTTCTGGGTAAATTATTTGGTGGTGATACATTAAAAACTGTCGGTGGTGTTATTGATGATATGCACTTTTCTGGTGAAGAAAAAGAAAAATTAAAATTACAATTTGCAGAAGTAGAAGCAAAATTAAAAGAAAAACAACTAGATATAAATAAAGTTGAGGCAGGACACAGATCTGTATTTGTTTCTGGTTGGCGCCCTTTTCTTGGTTGGATTTCTGGTCTGTCAATCGGATATGTATATTTATTCCAACCAATATTCGATATGATTTTACAAATGTTTGGTGTTGAAGTAAACTGGGTTGTCTTGGACCTTGGTCAACTGATGCCACTCATACTAGGTATGCTTGGTCTTGGGGGTTTGAGATCGTTCGAAAAAGCGAAAGGGCTCACGAAATGAATAAAATTTGGGATTTGATAGATGCATTTACAGGCTTAAAAACTTGGGTGCAGATAGCAATTGTAACCGTGGCTGTTTTACTAATTCATAGCTTTATTCTACACTGATATGGCAAAGAAAAAGAAAAAACAGGTTGGTTTGACTAATAAACAAAAGAAATTGCCGAAAGCATTGCAAATGGCAATTTTAAAAAAACAAAAGAAAGGAAAATAAAATGCCATATCATACTGGTAAAGGTGCTCATTCAAAAAGCATGAAGAAAAATAAAAAAAAGAAAAAGAAAAAAAAGAAAAAATAATGGTTAAAGTTGCTTCTATAAAAAATATTGTCAAAGATTTAAAACCTAGACAACAAAAAACAATGAGAGGTCATGCAAGACATCATTCATTAAAGCACATGCGATTAATGGCTAGGTTAATGAAAAAAGGAGCAACTTTTTCAAGAGCACATACAGTTGCAATGCGCAGGGTTGGGAAATGACAGGAATAACTACAACGACAACATTAGCAGTAATGATAGATAAAAGACCTGCTCGTAAGAGACGAAGAAGTGCAAAAAAAAGAAGAAAAAAGAAAAAGAAACGTTAAAGTTTCTATACTCGGTACTGAGTATTTTCTTCATAAAATTATATGGGAAGATATTGTTGGCGATAGTACAATCGGATCATACGAAGAATTTAATAAAATGCAAACAGCAACCATAACTACTTTTGCATTTATATTTAAAAAAGATACAGAACATTTATATACCTTTGCTAGCCACTCGGCAGATGGTTTTTTTGGTGATAGGAACATAATACCTAATGGAGTTGTAAAATCAGTTCAAAAAATGTCGTTTTAAGAGGTGTCAGAGCGTTTTTCTAGGGTACATTGATAGATTATACCCTAGAATATAATTAATAGCCCCAGACATCAATTCTGGCCTTTTTGACGTCTTCGTCTTGCATAGACCAATGTTCAATGTCTGGTATGATAGTTTTTTGTATATCTTCAAGCGAATTTACTGTTTTAAGGTAATTTCCCATTGCCAAAACAAGATGTTCTGCAATTTTGACATACTTTGCATAATTATCAACTTCTAATGGTTTTATTATATTATCTTTCGTAACATAAAAAATACCATAAAGTAGTTGTTGTCGTGAATTTGTGGCTTTTGCATAAATTGATTGTTGCATTGCATGAGACATTGGTATTGTATCTACCAATTTGCCTGTTGTTTTTAAATCAATATACAGATCTTGTTTTTCAAAATCTTCAAAATGAAAATCTGTAAATCCCCTAAAAGGAACATTATTGATTTTTGTTTTTACTTCATCTTGATACGAAATTAGTTTTAAATCTAATTTATCAAAATAATTTATAAAATCATGCAACAGAGGTAATATCATGCGTTGCTCTTTATCTCTTTTTATTTTCTCAACATGTCGTGTGTTATACAAATACTGATCAATAATTTTTTTTTCAATCTCTGCAAGATCACGACCATTGAACCACATATTTAAACCTGTTTCTATAACTGTTCCGCGTTCTGCAGCAGGACCAACTGTAAAATCATATTTAAAAATTTTGCGTAATGCCCAACGAGCCCGATAAAATGCGAACTCGTTGAGGTGTGAAAAAGATAAAGGTGTCAATTTAAACTTTTCAAAATGTTCTATCATTATGAAAATATTTTTTTAAATGCTTTATCTAAACGAATAGACAAATCTGAAAGTTTGTCTTTTTGTTTTTGATGTGATTCGTCCATCTTTTTGCCAAGTGCATTTGCTCTTTTCAAAATCTCTGGTGGACATTCAACATTATCTAAAAGTTTTTCTTGTTCTTTTAGATTTTCTTCGTAAGCCCATTGACTAGATTTACTCATTTTGCCTCCTTTATAAGTTTATATTGTGCAACCCTTTTACCATTTTTAAGAGTTACATTATTAGTTTCTATATTAATATTTTGTTGTTTTAAATCAAATATTCTCGCAGATAATCTAAAACAATTATATTTTGCCAATGCTTCCATGGCATCAATTTTTCCGTATTTTTTTAGATGTAAATATATTTGATCTTCTTGACTTGGCATTATGCCTCCTTTTTAGATTGAATACGACCTTTTAAAATTTCAACTAACCTACTATTAAAATTTTTATCGTAATCAGTTTTTACATGACATGGCCGACATAAAGGTATTAGATTATCAATTACATCTAGCTTTTTATTTCCGCCCATGCCTCTTGGTTTTAAATGGTGAATATCAACAGCAACAGTTAGATTGCATGCAAAACATAAGGGGATATCCTGATCCGAATATCCCCAGAACTTCTGGAAAATTTTTTTATATTTTTTCAAAAGCTCTTTTAGCATTTACTGTAAGTGCCTCAATATCATGGGCTTCAAATTTACCTGATCCCATAGAACGACCAACAACACCTGTAATAAACATAATTTCTTGTGATGTACCACCATTTGAAGGTGCTGAACCATTTGAATATGTTTTTGTGCCATTGTTCTTTTCAACATTTTTAACATTGAAATACTGATTGCCATTTTTTGATGTTTTCATATCAATTTCTTCGTATGTAAAAACATCATCTTTTTGTAAGTCTGTATGTTCTTTTACATACAATCTCTTACCGTCAGTTGTATCAATACAGAAATTAGGTTCGCCATTTTCGGTATTATCGAAAATACGACTTACTGTACTAGTATTTTTTGACATAGTTTTTTTTCCTTTCGGTTAGTTTAATCGAGAACATTATGCCCTCTTCCCTCCAAACATTTTTTCACCAAGTCGTTTGATGTTTTTAGTTTTGGAGAAATCCATAATACGCGCCACCTCATAGCATTATACACTTTTTTACCGCTATCTAATACAACATTTGTATTATCTTTTGCGATGTCTTTGCACGTATATAAATCGTCGTGAATTCGCTCTGCAGTACCATCAATGTTTGCAGAACTCTTGCCCCTACTATCAATTACTGGATTGTAGGAGCAACTTGTTAGAAATAAAATAATAAATAGAACTCTAAACATTATTTAAACCTCTGCATTAGTTTGCGTCTTTTACGATTAAACATGTAATACATATCGAATAAATGTTTACGCATTTTTCTTGCGAAATCGTCTTCAATAGAAAGCGATTTATGTAATTTACGCAGTTGAAATAAGAAGCCTATGATTTTCTCATAGGCCTCTGGATAATTATCAGCAAACGATGTGCGTTTTTCTAATCTAGGCATTTGGTAAAGGTCTAAATAGATTGCTGTTTTTAATAAATACCAAAACTTTTTGTTCGTTATCTTTAGAAACATTGTAAAGTTTGGTATCGTCTTTGTAGTCGTAATACTCTGGGTGTGAAGACCAATGAGTAAGAGTATTGTAAAATGCCCAAAGTGTTGTGCCCAAGTCTTTAGACTCAACATCAAAAGTATGCATTAACCAATCAAAAAGTTTTTCATTATAATTCTTTTTATTTCTTTTTGATGGGTTTCTTTTACAAAGAGCTCTTTTCAATTCATTGGCAACATCGTGTCTTGTAACACCGATCTTACCCATTTTACCAAAATATGGCTCCATTTCATTAAAATGTTTTGCACAAATCTCAAAGTAAGTTTTTAGATCATCAATATAAAAATTTTGTGTATGTCTAAATTTGTGTATTACATTCCAAACAGGTTGTACCATACCATTCAAACAAGCTAGTCGTTCTGGAGTACAGTTACCTGTTGTTGACCAAGAGCCATCATGTGAAGAAGAGCAAGAACTTCTAAAATTAACAATATCACCTTTTCTTGGCTCAATCGTTAAATCTTTTAGAATAATATCGCGTCTAAATTTTGCCGATCCTTCAAACATATAATCACGACAAACAAAATTACCTTTCAACAAACCAGCTTTTTCTAAACCTTCTTGTTGTTTTTCTACAAGTTCAAAAAAGTTTTGAGGTTCATATCTATTACCAACAACAGATATAAACTCTTGGTTGTCTTTACGAACTAATGCCTTGTATTTGAAAGGATTAATTTCATTTGTATATTTTGAAGTAACTTTCAAATCTTTTTTGAAAGCCATTTCTCTTAATTCAACTTCAAATTTTAAATGGTCTGCATTTAGATCATTTATTTGTTCTTTAAAAAAATTTTGCATTTATGCCTCCTTTTTCTTTTTAAAGCTTTTCATTACAATTTTTCCTGATCTATCAAATACAAAACTTGATCCATCAACAAAAATAATTTTAATATTTGTTCTCACATAATTTACAAAAAAATCACTTAACCAATTATACTCAATATAAAGTTTTAAAATTTTTTCAATTTTATCTGGAGTATGTTTTATTACCAATGAAAGATTGGTACAAATTATGTCTTTGTATTTATCTTGCATTTTGAACTCCTATTTGTTTTTCAATTTCTTTGTAAACAAAAT